TCACCGGGACGTGGACGAAAGGCAGCACGACAACCGTCACGGATGCCGTCGTCTCTGGTGCGACCTACACGGCGAAGAACTACATCGCCACGCTGTCGGGCTCCGCTTGCCTCATCGCTTATGTTGCCGATGAGTGGGTGCTAGTCGGCTGGGATTGGCACAGTATGACCGGCTACTCGGCGTCCACTCAGCAAGTGCTCACGCACGCTGCCAACGGCGGTCTGGCGTGGGTCTCCACCACGGCCTGCACATGACACTCGCCACACGAAACAACGCGATCATCGTCAAGGACGGCCAGATCGCAGAGAACTGCGGGTGCTGCGGGGGATTGTGCGTTTGCGATGCTACGTCCGTGAAGGTGTCGGTTTCGTCAGGGAACTTTCTTCGCCATATGCTTCTGAGTAACGGTGCTAGAGTAAGTCTTGCATATATTGCGGCACCGTCCAGCGGAGTTCATGTATTACGGAAAGAGTCAACAGGACCGCAAGTTGGCTTTTGGGAATCTAAGTGGGTGTCTGATAATGTACCGTCCCCTGGAAACGGCCGCATAACGGCGGTGGTATTCCGCCCACCGTTCGCTCCCGTCCGCGTTACTGTCGGAATACCTGTTTGGTATTGGAGGTCAGTAGACATTCGCCCTGAAGGCACATTCAAGTCTCTTAACGAAATGATTACCGATTCTGAGGGCGGCAGAACGGCATTGCAGGGATACGGAACGCTTGTTGTAGAGCTTGTTTGTGATTCGCAGACGGGAACGTCACGGATCTTTTCATATTTCCCTGGCGGCGGCCTTGGCGGCGGATGGTCGCCGGTTGGTTCGCAAGTTCCGTTTACGGCGTGCGATTTCACAGACGTAAATGGCGTGCTTGGTTTTAGCGAGTGGTGGGAAGGGGAAGCACTATTAAAGGGCACGGATCGACTTATATCGCAGGGCGTGAGTATCGTTTCCGACACACGCACCGGAGATAACGTTGTCACACTTAATGAAGTCACTTTAACGTGTTGCGAGGATGAGGGCGCGTGCTGCGAGGGCACGACGTGCAGCGTCAAGCCGCAGTGTCAATGCCAATGCGCAACCGGTAAATGCTGCGGGCCTGACACAGCAACAGTCGGCGGCGTGACCGGCCAAGTGTGTAGGGGCGGCACTAAGCAGGAGTGCGACCAACGAGGCGGGACTTGGACGTGCGGCTATAGCTGCTCGGCTGAAGAAAAGTCCGGAATCGCGCTGTGCAGTTCGGCAATGCTTGCCAATCCAAACCTGCCAGTGTTCAAGGGGGTGGGGACGACGTGTGCGACGGGGGTGTGCGCCGCAAGCGGTTTGTGCGACTGCGCCGCAGGGGCTGCCCCGGACGCTTTTTTGGTAAAGATTACAAACGCTGCGCTTCAGTTGTCTCGCGGAAACACAAGCGATTTCTTCTACGACGCGATGCGCACTGGAGGATCTTGCGAATCCGACTCTGCTGTCATCGCGTGGCTAAACTCCATTGCTGTCCCGGTGACATTATTGTCGGCAGTTCAAGGTAGCGTCGTTTACTCTGGGTCAGTGACAACTCAAGGCCCGTTTTCATCTGTCCGCGTGGGCTGCCGCGTGACGGTGCCTTGCGGCGGCGCAATGGACGTTCATTTTTATTGGTGCCCAGACTCAGCTTCAGCGTCTACTTGCATGTCTTTCGTGGACAGGCAGGTGTCAATCCAAATGCCGGCCGCAGGGTTTTGTGCGTTTCAGTCTCAGTCTATGTCGGTTCAAACTCTTTTCAGCCAATACCCTGCCACGCAAAACACAAGCGCCCTAGATATAAACGGGATTGGCGTGTGGACGTGCCGGGGAACGATTCCTTCAGCATTAGCGGCGGCGAGGTTTTTCAATGGAACGGTAACGGTCCAGCGAAACCCACTCCCATGATCACCACCCACCGCACCAACCTTGAGGCCCGTTGCACCGAGCGTGGCTACACGCTCGACGAGGTGATGCCGTGCGTTGTCAGCCAGGACGGCGACGAGTGGACGATTGACACAGAGAGCGAGTTCTACCCGCGAGTGTCGCGGCTACAGGAATCGCCCACCTTCCCACTTTCCCACGGCCCCGGCACAGAACTAAAAAAGCTCCTCGCCGGATGGCCGCTCTACATCACCGCCAGCCCCGACTGCTCCTGCAACGCCAGAGCGGCAGAGATGGATCGCCAGGGCGTCGAGTGGTGCGAAGCCAACATTGACACCATCGTTGGCTGGCTCCGCGAGCAGGCCACGGCTCGCGGACTGCCGTTCCTCGACGTGGCGGGCAGGATGCTCGTGCGGCGGGCGATTGCGAACGCACGGCGAAACGCTTGACACGCCTGCCACCCTGTTGGCATGGGACGCACCAAGCCAAAGACGCAGCCCGAGGCGGTGATCCTGCCGCCCGAGCTTGACGACGACGAAGAGCACGTTGGCGGCGGCATCCCTGACGATGACGGGTGGATACACCTGGAGAAGAAGGAGCCGCCGCGTGAAGACGAAAAGCCGAAGCGTCGCACTAGCCGACGCCGTAGCTGAGAGAGTGAAGCCAGCCAAGCCGGCGACGTGGATGGATCGCCTGAGCGATGACGACCGGGCCGGCGTGCTGGAGATCCGCACGCGGTTCCAGGCAGGCGGCTACGGTGCCGCATCTGCGGCATCAGTGGCACGGGCACTGCGGGAAGAGGCGGCTGCGGCTGGGTGGCACATCATCTCCGAGAAGGAGCTTTCCGAATGGCTGCGAAAATAGCGGACAAGATCAAGGCAAAGTTGCCGCCGCCGAAGCCAGCAGCAGACGCCGAGCAAGTGACGCAGTCGCAGTCGGGCGACACGCTTGAGGCGCGATCCACAAGCCGACGCATCAAGACCGTCGAGGATCTGCTGAAGCACATCGAAGCGGACATGAGCCGTTTTGAAATCGCATCCAGCGAAGCGACCAAGTGGGAATGTGGCGACGGCGAAGGCGGAAGCATTGAACTGCATCGCGTGTTCGTAAGGCTCAAGCCGAAGGGCGGGCCGACGACCCGCGAGGTTGTCGAGGCGATGATCGGCGCTGCAAGGAAAGACATCCGCAAGCCTTTGACCAAGACTGCCAAGGCACCAAAGCGGGAAGGACTCTGGCAGGTGCTCGTGGTGGCAGACACGCACTTCGGAAAATACTGCTGGGACAAGACAGCCGGTGGCGGCGATTACGACTTGGATATTGCCGCCCGGCTTGTTGGTGACGCTGCGAGTGAACTGCTGGCGGTTGGCGACGACAGCAAGCCAGCCAGACGCACGGTCGCCTTCTTGGGAGACCTGTTTCACTACGACACGCCCGCCGGCACGACTACCGGCGGCACGCCGCTAGAGCGTGACGGGCGGCTTCAGAAAATGATCGAAGTCGGCTGCGACACGCTCTTGTCTCTCGTTCAGCAATCCGCCGAGACTGTGCCGACAGACGTTGTGATCGTCAATGGAAACCACGACGAAGTGCTGACGTGGACATTCCAGCGAATCTTGCAGGAGCGTTTTCGCAATTCGCGAATCACGAAAGTGAAGCCAGATTTCACCGGCAGGCAGTATCTCTCACACGGCGGCAACCTTCTCGGCTTCACGCACGGGCATAAGGCAAAGCCTAAGCTGCCACAGATCATGGCGCTTGAGCAACCAAAGGCGTGGAGTCAGAGCGTCTACCGCGAGTGGCACACTGGGCACCTGCACCACCAGGCGGCTGCAAACAACAAGCCGATAGACACGCTTGACGGCGTCATCGTGCGAACCGCACCGGCGCTGAATCCGCCAGACGATTACCACGCCATCAACGGTTGGATCGGGAGCCGTCAGGCAATGGAGACGTTTCTGTATCGCCACGGCGGCGGTCTGGCATCCATGCACGTCGCAGGCCCGAGGCTTGACTGATGGACTACGAATTGACTGACGAGTATCTAGCCGACGCACGCCAGCGAGCGTATCGCTATCAAGGGCAGTGGACCGGCACCGCAGGATCATTGGCGGCAGACGTCGCCAGACTTCTTCTCGAAAGGAAACGCATGCAAGAAGCAATCGCAACGCTTGAGGAATCAAACGCCATGCTGCGGGCAGCAGTGGAGGAAAGGCTAGCTGGCTCATGCTGCGAAGGCGTGAGGTGCCACACGACCACAACGACGACTGACGAAGTGGCGAGCCGCTGGAAGGACATCACGAAGGCGAGCGCCGAGAAATACGCCGCCGAGCGCGAGGAAACAGTGCCGGTTGATTGGATTCTTCAAGGGCAGCGTGAGATGGAAGCGGCACCGGACGACATCCGCTGGACGGGGGATAGCCTTTTGGCGACGCCGCCGGATGGCTTGCGACCTGAACCGGATGCCGGGAATCCAGCCGAGCGACTGCTGCTGGAAGCACTTGCCGTCATACGTGATCGTCGCCCAAAGTACGGCGGGCCACGGCATCACTTCCGCAGGACTGTCGGCATGATCAACGCTGCGTTTGCGGACGTGCTGAAGCGACCGCTGACCGAAAGCGATTGGGCGATCTTCATGACGTTCGACAAGGTGGCACGGTTTCTCGGTCCAAACAAGACCGCAGACGGGCCGATTGACCTTGCTGGATACGCTGCATGCCTCGCAGAGTGCGAGTCGGCAGAGCCGGTCTAGAAAGCCGCCCAGCCGCCCTAGTCTGGCGGCATGGTTGCCGACGCTCCACTTGCTGCCGCTGCGCCGTTCAATGACATCTCGCAGAAGGTGTCGGCGTTTCTCGTCACCGCCAAGGTTGCTGCGAAAGACGGGCTGACGCTCACGGAGTTCGGCTGTCTCGTCGCCGCTCTCGTGCGGCTGGCTGTCGAGACGCTAGACACAACGAAAACGCTGACGGGCGAGGAGAAGCGAGCCATCGTGCTTGAGGCTGTCGGCGTGCTTTTCGACTCGGTCGCCGTGCTGTGCGTGCCGGTCGCCATGTACCCGTTTTGGTACTTCGTCAGGCCAGCCGCTCGCGCACTCGTCATCGCTATCGCTGCCGGGACTATCGAGATTCTCCTGCCCCTACTGAGGAAGCCGTGATTACAGCACTGCTTGTTGCCGTCGCGGTCTATGCTCTCGCTGGGCAGCAGATCGCAGAGAAGTTCAAGGCGTTCATCGCCACGGCGAAGTGGCCGACGTTTGACGGCAAGCACGTTGCAGCGGTGGCGTTGCTCGTGGCTGCGGCGATTGCGTTCGCGCCGCAGCGGCAAGCACCGCAGCCATCCCCTGCCCCGGTGCCGCCGGATGCGTTCACACTGCGTGGCAAGTTCATCGGCCCGACTGCCGCAGCTGATGCGGCGACGCTCTCCGCTCTGTGCGATGAGTTGGCGTCGTGCATTGAGTGGGACGGGCAACACGACCAGCGGCTTAAGACGGGCGTGG